ACCGTACACAATCCCGACAGGTTCGAGAGCGGTCATCAATATTGCAAAGCCGGACGGGAAACATGTGTACAACACATGTACATATTCCGGTTCGGATGTGACGGTCGAACTGACAAATCAAGCACTTGCAGCCTCCGGAACGGCATATTGTGACATTGAAATCCGGACAAGTGATGATTCACAGATTATCACATCTGCATCGTTCACGATGGAGATTGAGAAGTCACAGAGGGATGAAAATGCAATCCTGTCATCAAATGAGTTCACAGACCTTGAGAACAGAATCAAGGGGCATATTGAGACCATTGAGAACACGGATGCAGCAGTCAAGAAAGCAGAATCGGCAAGGGTGACGGCAGAAAATGCAAGGGTAAAGGCAGAGAGTGAAAGAGCAGCAGCGGAAAAGAGCCGACAGGAAAATGAGAACACCCGCATCCAACAGGAGAAACAGAGGCAGCAGGACACATCGCAGGCAGTCAAAAACGCCGAGGATGCGACCGCAGCGACCAAACAGGCGACAAAGGACTGCAAAGAGGTCACAGACAGGGCAGAGGATGCGTTACAGAATCAAGAGCAGCTTGAGGCGACTTTGAACACGGCGACGCAGATTCGACAGGAAGTGTCACAGATGCAGTCGGCAGTCGAGGAGGCAAAGAAACAGGTTGAACAGGACAAAAAGGATATTGATGACACGATTCAAAATTCCCTGCTTGCATCCGCAGAGAAAATCCTTGAGAGTGTGCAAGACTATTTCAACCGTGCCGAGGCTTTATATTCGAGCATGTATCTTGATTGTGACGGTGAAACACCATACCTGCGAACCGTGACACCGATTTTCATTGATGGAGCAACGCCACAGGTCAGACGGGCAAATGAGGGCGTTGATTTCGACGGAGGAACGCCGACCTCCCGACAATTAGCAGTATAATTCCACGATACTGGAAACAGACGGCGAAACGAACACAAAAACGTGATTGTGTGATATATTCCATAATCACGGGGCAAAGGAGGTTGAACAGATGGCAGCAATCAGACCATGCACCGGAACAACGGCAGACTGGAAAGCGGTTGAGGACACACTGATTCTCAAGGAAAGAGAGGTCGGAGTTGAAATTGACACATCCGGTCATTATTTAGTCAGACAGGGAGATGGTAAAAACAAATTCTTTGATTTGCCGATTATCGTCAATAATGCACGTTATGAGAAAATACTGGAATTGACACAGGGGTACATGAACACCGTGAACAATTTCAGCAAGAACATGACGGAGGCGACCAACAGTGCAAACAGTGCAGCAAAGACGGCAAGCGATGCAGCAGCATCCGCAACCGCAGGAGCAAAGGCGTGTGAGGGCATTGTGGACGGTCTCAACACTATGGTTGACACAGTAACAAAAAAGACCTGCGTTCTCTCGATTGAGGACGGGATTTTGACGATAAGGGAGGCTTGAGCATGACTTACAAGAAAGTAACACCGATTTCAAAAGGCGTGTTGAGAATCAGAAGTGAACCCGATGAAAGCGGGAGAGTGTGCGGTTCGGTATCTTATGGCGAGGAGGTCACGGTCGAAACGACAAAGGTGACATCGAAAAAAGGTAAAGAATATTACAGACTGGCGGGATATGGCTATATTTTAGCGTCACAGGTAAGGGATGCAGAATCGCAGACAGAGACAGAGGCGAAAGTGGATGCAGCGGTCAAGAAAGCGGAATCAGCAGCGAGAAAAGCAGAACAGGCAGCAAAGGCGTGTGACGGCATAGCTGCCGGAATGAATGTCGTGATTGATTCTGTCACAGGGAAAGCGTGTGAGATTGGAATGACCGACGGAAATATTGTTGTAAGGGAGGCTTAACACATGGCAAGCGGAGACGTAATTGTAAAAGTAGCAGACAAAGAAACACTCGACCGAACCTATGCGAATACAAACGCAATACTGGCAGCAGTCGGGGAGGATGTAAGAGTAAAGGGAGTAAAGCGTTACGGACTGAAAATCAATAAAAATGACAGCAATCCGGCGACACGCTGCACATACCTTTTCGATGCGGTGGGAATGACACCTGCTGCGATGAACTATTCAACCGGAGCATTTGATTTCGGAGACTGGGGAGATGTCTTTTTTGTAAAGAACAACTATCCGGCAATGGTCAGATATGACGGTACAGAAGATTATAAACTTGACCCGAACGACCACACAAAGAAAGCGGACGGAACAACGGCATCCGATGTCGCAAACACGGCATACGGAGGAAATGCAATGAGTGTTTTCGATGGCAGCGGTGACAAGGGCAAAATTTGGCTCTCACAGTTTGAAATCGGAAACTATGAGTACATGATTATTTCAAACGTCCAGTATGATGAATCGTACAACGACGATGCGTATGTAAGAGAGGACGGCTCACATGCGGATAAACTTTATTATCCGATGTTCGGCGGTTCATACGACGGAACACGCATCCGTTCTCTTGCAGGACAGACGCTCATGTACAATACAAACGCATCGACAGAAATTACAAGAGCAAAAGCGAACGGCAATGGTTGGAACATCGGCTCATGGAGTAAAAGAAACCTGTTGGATTGTATGCTCAAGATTATGTCAAAGACAGACAATTCACAGACAGCGTTCGGACAGGGGCAGACATCCGGATATGTGAACGACGCATCACAGAACTACGGACACCTTGCGACCGGAACATTGACAAACAAAGGACAGTTTTTCGGTTATAAGGACACGACCCATGAGGTCAAAGTGTTCTACATTGAAAAATGGTGGGGCAACCGTTGGGATAGAATCAACGGTCTGTTGATGGTCGGAGGAGAAATTCTTGCGAAAATGACACCTCCGTACAATCTGACAGGAAAGGACTTTGAAAAGGTTGGAATCACATTCGCATCATCCGGCAACGGTTATCAGAAAGGAACAAAGTCAAGCAGATTCGGACGCATTGTCAATTCAATAGGTGGCAGCAGTAGCACATACACATGTGACTATTTTTGGTGGAATGCCGGAATTACTGCGGTCGCCCTTGTCGGCGGTAGCTGTAACGTTGGCGGGAACTGCGGTGCGGATTCCTTGTATTTGAGCAGTTCTGCGGGCGATGCGGGCTGGTCCTTCGGTGCGTCCGTTTTCTTAGAACAGCCTATCGCTGCGTAAGCAGCAGGGGGAGGAACGGAGGGGGAACGCCTCCGCTATTCCCGCCGTTAGGCGGTGTGGTCGTTTTTAGAAAAATGAATATAGGGATATAGGGTGCGGTGTCGGGCGGTGTTCCTGCTCCCTGCGGTCGCCCTTGTCGGCGGTAACTGTAACAATGGCGAGAACTGCGGTGCGGATTACTTGAATTTGAACAATTCTGCGGGCAATGCGAACTGGAACATCGGTGCGTCCAATTTCTTCTCATATCGGAGCGTTTAATCAAATGCAGCCTATATCCCACGCCACAAGGCGAAAATCATTCCGGATATAGGGTCGGTTGAGTAAGCATCCGCACAAAAACCGATAGGAGATAAGAAAATACTATATGAGAAGTTACAACAACCTATATGAACCAATGTTGCAAGACGACTACATAAAACAGCGTTTTATAAATGCATCCAAAAAGAAAAAGAACAGGAATGATGTGCGGGAGGTATTAGAGAATCTTGATGAACACACAGAACTCTTGAAAAAGATGTTGACAGAGGAGTTGTTCATTCCGGACTATCACAAACCGAGCATCATCAACGAGAGCAGCAGCAAGAAAACACGCCGTATATTGAAACCGCATTACAAATATGAGCAGGTTATTCATCATTGTGCAATAGGTCAGTTCAAACCGATTGTGATGAATGGATTGTATGAATTTTCCTGCGGGAGCATACCGGACAGGGGCGTTCATTACGGGAAAAAGTACATGCGGAAATGGCTTGATTCATACGACGGGAAAAAGTTCTTTGTTTTCAAGATGGATGTACACCATTTCTTTGAATCCATAAACCGGAGAATCCTCAAGAGAAAACTCAAAGCAGTAATTCGGGATAAACGGTTTTATAGATTACTCTGCATACTGATTGAACATGACAAAATAGCACTCGTTGCAAAGATTTTGACGGATGCAGGTGTTGAGATTGATGCAGAACAGACAAAAACGCTTGTCGGGTGCATAGCATTTGACGACATCTCCGGAGCGTTGGAGGTCTTGAGGGAAATCGGCATCGCCGGAGCGATGTTCGAGGAACTGAAAATAATTATTGAGGAGATGCGAAAAGGCGTTCCGTTGGGATATTTTACATCACAATGGTTCGGCAATTTTTACTTGAAAGCACTTGACCACTACATCAAGGAGGAACTCCATGCAGAACATTACATGCGATACATGGATGACATGGTGATACTGGGTAAGAGCAAAAAGAAACTGCATAAGATGCACAGGGCAATCGAGACATATCTGAACGACAACCTTGACCTTGAGATAAAAGGCGACTGGCAGGTGTTTAGATTTGAATATCCGGTGATGAAAGACGGGAAACCAGTGCTTGACGAGAACAGAAAGCAGGTCACAAAGGGTCGTATGCTTGATTTTATGGGATTTCAATTTCACCATGACCGGACAACCATCCGGAAATCAAACATCGAGGCTGCGAGACGCAAGGCAAACCATATTTCAAAGCAGGATAAAATCTCATGGTATAACGCATCGGTGATGTTGTCGTATATGGGATTGTTCAAACACACGGACACATACAACTATTACAT